TTATTTAGATGTGGATTGTTGCTCTCCAAACATAATTTCATTGTCAAAAGCTAGAAAAAGTAAATCATCAGTTGCATAACTCATTTGTACAATAAATGGGCTTCTTATGTTTGCACCGAAAGAGTTATCAGCATCCACATATGCGCGGACAGTGATGATGTCTTTATATCTAGACACAGTCCATTGATCTCTTTCAAAGACAGACCCAGGAAATTTTGCTGAAGAAGGGGATTTTAATATTTGGGTGACATATGCTTTAGCATTTGTTATAAATTTAATATCATCGCCCGATTTTAGTATGTAGTCACCGATATTATCTAGTGCTCCGCCTTTATCAGCACTAAACAAATCAATGTCTTGAACACCTATATAATATGTTTTCCTTTTTTCTATGGTTAATATCGTTCTTAAATCATCACAGTTTGCCATATAAGATTGAAGGGAATCAATACCATCACCTGCGCCCTTTTCTAGAGCTGAAATCGTTCTAAACCCTACACTTTTTAAATCATTAAATACTGCGATTGACTCATTTTCTGAAAGTCCCGTACTTTGCATTATAGTTTCGACATTCTTATCTATTTTTTTCTCTACTTTTTTTGCAACGAGTTTTTTTGCATCTTTTTCTTCAGTTGACTGATTTTCTATAGAAATATCTGGTGTTTCAATAGATGATTCATCAATTGAAGTCATCGCTCCAGAAGAAATAGCAATTACAAAAGACATAATGAATAAAAAAACAGAAACAAGTTCAAATTTTATCATTTTCAACCTAGTTACTGGCTGTTTTTTTATTAACATAGAGGGGTTTATCATACCAATAATAAATAAAATAAACATTATGAAACTCGCTAAATTTAGAAGTAAAAAAAGCAATCCTCCTATTATTTCCATATTAAAATTGCCCCCTTGATTATGTTAGTTTTGTTTTATCATCTTAATAAATTGTTCGAATTTTTCTTTTCCATCTCAGCCATTTTCTCAGCCAAAGCCAAAGTGTTCTTCAATGACATCAAAAGAGCTTCTTTGGTCTGTTCCGACATTGGCTGGCCTTTAAACATCAGAGATTTACCTTCGCCGGCTAGCTGCTCGAGTACTTCTTCGAGATGCTGGTCTATTGTTTGTTCGCTTTCAGGAAGGATGTTATGTTTGGAGGTGCTTCGTCCTAAAAGGTAATCGACGGATATATTAAAAAAATCGGCTAGCTGATGCAATGCCTCGCTATTTGGTTCGGTTCTACCGGTTTCCCAGCTTCCAATAGTTTGTTGTGATACATTAATAATTTGGCTTAATTCCTTTTGACTTAAATTTCTTTTTTCACGTTCATTTTTTAGAATTTTTTTTAGCATTACAATCACCTCATATTAATAAAATGATACAACAATGTGTTGTTAAAGTAAATCGATACAACAAATATTAGTAAAAATTGTTGACAACAACAAAATGTAGTCATATAATAACTACATAACGTAGTAGAAAGGAGCTGGAAAAATTGAGAAATCTTATTTATGAATTCAGAAATACAAAAAACCTTAGTCAAGAGGAGCTTGCAAAGGTGATAAATGTTACTCAACAGACATTAAGTTCTTGGGAAACGGGAAGAACCTTACCAAAACCACATCAAATGCAACACTTGGAAGATATTTTAGGAGAAAAAAAAGAAGTGATTTTTTATGAGGACTTCAACTACAAAACGAAGTCGGAGTCAGAGAAAGCTGATTTATCAAACCGCCCCCGGGCGAGCTAGGAGGTGAGGAAGATGATAATAAAATTAATTGCAATGGCAAACGGAGATGTTTATGAAGATGTGATAATTGAAAAAAACCTTGAACAATTTATAGAAAAAATACAAAAAAGAGAGTTCATTAAAATTTGTGCAGGCAAGCAAGAAATTCTAATAAACTCAGATTTCATTGTAAGTTTAGAAGTGTAAGCTATTTTTTCTTTGTTTGAGATAATGCACTTGCAGCAACTGATTTTGCATTTTTGCTATAACGATTATCTTTAAGAATTTTTGATGCTTTGCTCGCAACAGTTTTTGATGTTTGTTTTGAATTTGCCATAATATCACCTCACATTACAACATATAGTATGATGAACAAGTGTTCCTACTACATATTGTATCATAATTTAGAAAAGGAGTCAATATATGGTAAACATTGATAAAATAATTAAGGATGAAAAGAAAAGACAAAATATTTCTTCTCTGGAATTAGCTAATAGGATTGGTTGTACAAAAAGAATGGTTAATTATTGGGAAAAAAAAAGAAGTATCCCAAGTGTGGAAAAGGCAGATTTAATTCTAAAGGCCTTGGGAATATCAGTAACGATTGGAGGTGAGAAAGATGGAAGAAGTATTCCCTAAAGTGATTATTGAAGAGTATTCGGAAAATGGATGGAAACAACGACGAATTTATATCAATGGGGTAAAGATACCTCGGGAAAATATTGAGATAAAAAAAATAGTAGCAGCACCATCAACCGAAAAGGGCACTGCTGATAGGGATTAAATGATAGTTTCTTTTGGAGTGGTAGCTCTAATTGGACAAGACATCATATTAGGACATTCATTAAAAGCTGCATGTTCACAATCGGCACCAGTCTGAAGATAACGATTACCGGATATCTGCCTATAGATAATATCAATAACCGTTTCTTCATTAAGGGTAGGACAGAACCCAGAAATACTTAGTGTTTTTTTCATATGTATTTGCTCCCTTCTTATTAATTCGGTATTGCAGTACCGTAATTATATTTTAGCAGTTCTGTAAGAAGAGGACAATCATATAAGCGAGCTAGGAGGTGAGAAAGATGGAGAAAAAGTTATCAAAGTTAAGCAAAAAGGAATTTGTAGCATTATCAAAAGAAGAATACGAGTACCTATGGGAACAACATAAAATAGAAATATAAAAGGAGGAACAAAAAATGAGAAAAACAACTTTAGCTGTTGTGCCAACTATTCATCCATGGGATGTTTTTAGCCTTAATCAACTGAAAGCTAAATTCGGGGTGAGCGACAAAACGGTTAGAAACTGGATGGATGATGGCCTTAAGTTCAAGAAAATGAACACGTTGACCTATTTTACTGGACAGAATATTTTAAACTATTTTAATCAGGAATCTACAGTTTACTCGGAAGACATTATTTTAAAGGTCTTTGAAAAAACCGGAATATCGCTTGCAAACTAAACTATGAAAAGGAGGAAATCAGATGAAAAAATCAAATGCACTCGCAACAATTGAATGTGTAAATTGCGGCTTTAAGGCTTGGAGCCTTTATGAGCCCAATAATTGCCCAAGATGTGGGGCAACTGTAGTCGGAACGTCGCCTACAGTTACCAATAAAGAATTGAGAACAATGCCATTAGAAGACGTTATTGAATTAAGCAAACGTCAAAGGGCGGCAATAGTTGTAGATAATGGTATACCACATTTAGAATGGGATATTAGTTAAATATCATATGTTAATAATACCAAAATAAGGAGGCAGGTTAAATGTGCAAAAAGGCTACGAAAGCACTAGATACTGAGTATGGTTTGGCTAGATTACGAGCATCTAAGTATAATGACAAGTTCAGAAGCAGGGAAGGGGCAGCAGAGTTATTAAATGTTCATGAAGCAACACTTGCAAAATATGAACTAGGAACACTTAATGTTTCTAATGATATGGCTTTATTGATGAGTGAGGTGTATGCAACTCCTGAGTTGTTGAACTGGTATTGCTGCAATGAATGCGCTATTGGAAGGGCAACAAAGAATAATGTTTCTTTGAAAGATGTTGCATTAATAGCTCTTGAAATGAGCGATACAACCACAGAACTTGAGAAATATAACCGTTTGTTTGTAAAGATAGCAAAGGATAACTCTATTAGTGACAGTGAAGAAGAAGCTGCGGTAGAGATTATGAAGTATTTTAATGAAATACAAGGTGTAATTGAGGAGTACAAGCTTTTCATTAAGAAACATTTTATGAAAAAAGAAAAAGCACGTCACGCATAAACACATGACGCACTATAGTAATTCCGCAAGATTATTATAGCATAGTCATCAGTTATTTTCAAATATAAGGAGGATAATTTACATGAAATCTATAAAACTAATCAGCTTAAGGCTAAAGAACTTCAAAGGAATTAAAGAGCAAACAATGTTATTTAACGGGTTAGATACAGAAATACTCGGAGATAATGCAACGGGCAAGACTACGATTGCAGATGCTTTTAATTGGCTCTTGTTTGATAAAGACTCTACCAACCGTAAAGACTTTGAAATTAAGCCGCTTGATAAGCAAAACAATACCCTGCATGGGCTCGAGAGCATTGTAGAAGGAACTTTGACAATAAATGATAAGACAGTAAGCCTGAAAAAAATATACAGTGAGAAATGGACAAAAAAACGCGGAGAATCTGAAAGGACTTTGACCGGGAATACTACGGACTATTATATTGATGAGGTTCCAGTGTCCCTGTCAAGTTATCAGGAGTATATAAAGGGGATTGCAGATGAAGATCTGTTCAAGCTTATTACTAATATTGGGTATTTTAATCAGCAATTGAACTGGCAAAAGCGAAGGACTATATTACTTGATATTTGCGGAGATATTTCAGATGAGTATGTAGTATCAAAAAATGAAAAACTTGCCGGTTTACTTGAGCTTTTAAATGGAAAATCAATTGAAGAATTTAGAAGCATGATAAAAGCAAAAAAGAAAAGGCTAAATGAGGATATAAAATCAATTCCAATCAGGATTGATGAGATATACCTGAGCATGACGGATGAAAGTGATTGTGTACTTGGAAATATAAACGTTATTGAAGAAAAAGAAAGACTGACGGAAGAGATAGGGAAAATTGATGAAGCAATACTTAAAAGTGGCACTATTCAAGAAAGCTGGGATTTTAGACAAAAGGAACTTATCAATAAAAAGCAAGAGATTGAGCAGTTTAAGGCAAGAATTAATGAAGTGGCATATTCTAAAATTAGCGAACTGAAAAATAGAAAATGCTCATTTGAACATAATATTATTGGTTTACCAGAAAGAATAAATGATTTAAAGCAAGCATTAAGTTCTGCAACATTGAAGATAGCGGATTATGAGGAAAAAGTTAGCAACCTGAGAGAGGTATGGACACAAACTGACAAAGAAGTATTTGTTGAAGAAAGTGAACTTGATTGCCCGGTCTGTAAACAACCTTTGCCGGAAGAGATGAAAAATGAAAAAATATCAGCGCTTAAGGATAATTTTGAAAAAGACAAAGCTAAAAGACTTGAAGAAGTCAGCGCTAAGGGCAAAAGACTCACAGAAGAGATTAAAAGAATTAACACTATGAAAATGGAGTATGAAGTTGCTATCGATAAGTTCAACAAGGATCTGGAAGAGTTAAAGGTAAAAATTGAAGAGATTGAAAAATCATTACAGGAAGAAACAAAAAAACATGAAAGTATAGCGTATGAAGAAGATCCTGTATATTTAAAACTCAAAAACGATATTGACTCCTTAGAAAAAGAACTGCTTAATCCGGAAGAATCATTGACGGATGCAAAGCAAGAACTCCTGGCAAAAAAGAAAATCCTCGGTATTGAGCTTGAAGTAGTTTTAGGAGAGATTTCGAGACATGAACAGGCAGAAAAGAACAAGTTAAGAATTGAGGAACTCAGGAGCGAAGAAAAAAGCCTGGCAAATCAAATTGCAGAACTTGAAGGCCAAGAGTATAAATCGGAAGAATTTATCAGAACAAAGGTTAGTCTTTTAGAGAAAAATATTAATTCAAGATTCAAGTATGTAAAATTCAAGTTATTTAATACTTTAGTTAACGGCGCAATAGAGGAAACGTGTGAAACTTTGATTGATGGAGTACCTTTTACAGATGCAAACAGTGCTTCAAAAATTAATGCAGGGCTGGATATTATCAATGTGCTTACAGAACATTTCGAAGTAGAAGCGCCAGTTATCATTGACAATAAAGAATCTGTAAATGAGCTGATTTCATGCAGATGCCAAACAATATGCCTTACAGTAAGTAAGGACAAAAAACTCATTGTTAAGAATAATTCGATTATGGAAAGGAAGGGTGCGTAATGAATAGCAAAGAAATTGCTCTAGTAAAAAAAGATACTGTAGATATTGTAGCCAGCAAGATAAAAGAATTTCAAGAAAATAGAGAGATTAATTTGCCTGATCATTATAGTCCGGAGAATGCAATGAAAAGTGCATGGCTGACTCTTCAAAAAACAACTGCAAAAGCAGCAAAGGATGATTACAGGCCAGTACTTGAGTATTGCACGAAAGACAGTATAGCAAACAGCCTTTTATCTATGGTTGTGCAAGGATTATCACCAGCAAAAAACCAATGTTATTTTATTGCATATAAGAATGAGCTGCAGCTCCAAAGAAGTTATTTTGGAACGATGGCAGTTACAAAAAGACTTAATGAAGTTAAGGACATAAGGAGCCAGGTTATTTATGCAGATGATGAATTTGAGCTGCAAATTGAAAATGGTGAGAAACGAATTGCAAAGCATATTCAAAAGTTAGCAAATATTGATGTGAATAAGATAGTAGGTGCATATGCCATCATAGAAAAAACTAACGGTACAGTTCATACAGAAGTAATGAGTATGGCACAAATAAAAGCTGCCTGGGGGCAGTCAAGCATGTATCCGGTAGACGATAATGGTAATTTAAAAGCTAATAGTACCCACTCGAAATTTACGGATCAGATGGTACTTAAAACCGTAATTAATAGAGCTTGTAAGTACTTTGCCAATACTTCAGATGATAGCGACCTTTTAATTGAACATTTTAATAAGGCAACTGAGAATGAGTATCCTGCAGAAAATAAGAAAAATGATATTTTAGTTCAAAATGAAATTGAAGATAATGCAAATAAGGAAGAACTTGATTTTATTAATGAAGAGCCCGCGGAGATTATAGATGCAGATAGCAATGAAGTTGAAGAAAATCTTGATGCAAATGAAGGACCTGGATTTTGATGAAGCTTGAAGTTCTTAGCAGTGGTTCGAAATCAAACTGTTATATTCTTCATGGCAAATCATCTTCATTAATTATTGAGTGCGGAGTTAAATTCAATGAAATTAAGAGAATGTTGAATTTTGATTTAAGTGGTGTTATTGGATGCTTAGTTACACATAATCATAAAGACCACAGCAAATCAATAGGCGAGGTCTTAACCAATGGGATACCGGTATGCTGCAGCAGGTCAACAGCAGGAGATATTAAACACCACAACTTGAATATCATAGAAGCAAGGCAACAATTTGATTTAGGAGAATTTAGGATACTTTCATTTGACACTCAGCATGACGCACCGGAAAGTTTAGGCTTTTTGATACAACAGAAATCTACCCAGGAAAAGCTGCTCTTTGCTACAGATACATATTATATCAAGTATAAATTCAAAGGCTTGAATTACATAATGATTGAATGCAATTATGATAGAGAAATATTGGAATGTAACGTAGCAGAAGGAATCATTAATAAGAGCCTGAAAGAACGGATTGAGCAGTCACATTTTAGCCTTGAGAATGTAAAAAAATTTCTTGCGGCAAATGACATTTCAAATGTTAAAAAGATTGTATTGCTACATTTATCAGAAAAGAATTCAGATGAATTGGAATTTAAAAAAGCTATTGAGGAGTTGACTGGGATAGAAACTATTATTGCAAAGAAAGACGTAAAAGTTGACTTAGAACTGTACCCATTTTAATTTGATTAGCAGCTGCCTTCAAACAAGAATATAGTACATAGTATTTATAAATTGAGGGCAGCTGATAATAAAGAGGACGGATAGATATGAGGATGTATTACACTGATAAAGAAATAAAGGAGCTCCTTAAATCATTAGTTATCCTTATTGACACAAGGGAACAAGAAAACACCAATATAATTGAATTTCTAGAGAGGAAAAAGGTCAGTTATAAAACAAAGGCTCTAAATTTTGGAGATTATAGTTTTTTTCTTCCGGAAAACAAAGAACTTGGTATTCAAAGAGATTTGTATTTTGACAGAGAAATTGTCATTGAAAGAAAAGGGAGTCTTTCAGAGCTTGCTGGAAACCTTACTAAAGACAGAGAACGATTTGAAAAGGAATTAATCAGAAAGAAAGATGCCAAGATGTATTTGCTTATTGAAAACGGTTCCTGGCAGAATATTAATCAAGGAATTTATAGAGGCGAATACAATGCAACCTCGTTTTTAGCATCTTTATATGCTTATATGGCAAGATATGATATAAGTATTGATTTTATTAACAAGGAGCTTGCAGGGCAGTTTATTTACTCAACTTTTCATTATTATTTAAGGGAACGAATATTAAATTTAAAACCAGATGAGGTAGGTGCATAGAATGGCAAGACCAACGAAACAAGGATTAGATTATTTTCCGTTAGATGTATATGTTGATAATAAGATGAAATTTATTCAAATGAAATTTGGATTTGAAGGATTTGGGATTGTTGTTGCTTTGTTTCAGCATATATATTCACAAGGATTTTATTGCAAATGGACAACAGATGATGCCGAGATGTTTGCATTTGAAAACAGAATTGATTGTGAACTCTTAAATAATATTGTTGAAATTTCACTTGAAAGAGGAATTTTCTGTGAAGAACTTTTTGAAAATTATTCTATTCTTACCTCAAATGGGATACAGAAACGCTATTCGGAAGTGAGTAAAAGACGCAAAAATGCAAATGTTGAGACTGAATTCATAATTAATGAGGAGTTATTGCAAACATTATGTATACATAATGAAAACAATATGAATGAAGAATGTAAACAGGATGTCAACATTTGTCGGGAAAGTAAAGTAAAGGAAAGTAAAGTAAATAAAAGTAAATATAAAGAGAGAGAGATTGCTGCAAATGCAGCCCCGCTCTCCACAGAAAAAAACAATGATGAACCGGATAAACCGGAAGAGCTGGTAAAATACAGCGAACATGTTGAAATGCTACCCAAGCAGTATGAAAACCTTGTAAGCGATTTGGGAGAAGAACGAACCAAAGAGTATATTGAACGCCTTACTGACTATATTGGTCAGATAGGTGTTAAAACTGCGAATAATAAATATAAATCGCATTTTCATGTGATTAAAAATTGGTATCGGAGAGATACAAAAGAAGAGAATAAAACAAGGGGAAAACCTACAAGCAGCAATAGGTTTATTAACTTTGAACAACGAGAATACGATTTTGAGCAGATTGAAAAAAAGGCAATGAAGATGCTGCTTGAAGATACAAAGACAGAAGATTGTCGAGAAGAAGGAGGCTGAGAGTATGAATTGTTCAAATTGTTCATTTAACAAGGGAAAAGAATGCCATATCATGAAAAAGAAAACAGAAAAATGCTGGGCAGGATGCTATTCCCTGGAAGAACTTAGAAAGCGTTATGAGGGAATCCGAAAATACAGCGCGGGTCAATTAGCGACTGATCTAGCATATGAATTTGTGAAATTTTCAAACAGACTGAAAGAACTTGAAAATATGGCGGGCTAGGAAGGAGAGTGGTGTTTGTGAAAATTGAAAAAGAAATAATGCAGGGTACAGTTAGCCGATTTAAATTACACAAAGAGACCTGTTTTAAGAATACCGAAAGGCTGCTTTATAGCTACAAGGCACTTAAGGATCATGTTGAGGATGAAGGTGAATACCTGGGAATGATTTGCAAGGGAAAGTCGGGGAGCATTATAACATTTGGAGCCAAAGGTACCTCGGAAAATTATGAGGAAGAAGTAATCAAACATAGAATGGGTAGCCTTGAAAGGACTAAGAGTGATGTTGCAAGGATTGAAAGGGCACTTGAAAGGACGAAAGATAAAAAAGGCTTTAGGGCTATTGAACTCAGGTACTTAGAGAGAAAAGAAGGCTCAGAGGTATATACTTTTGAGGAGATAGCAGAGATTATGGAGATTGACGAAAGGACTGTAAGGAGATATAGACAACAGCTGATTAGCGAGATTGCGATATATTTATTTGGGACGGATGCGATAGGGTAGAGCTAAAAGGTCTATTTGTGTAAAACAAAAAGTGCATAAATTTAGATGGCAAATCATAAGTGGAGCATAGTATATAGCTTATAAATAAAATAACATGATTTTAATTATTTATGAAAAAAGAAATCATAGGAACAGTTAATGATATCAATTGATACAAAGATGTTGACTATGCGTGCAAAAAATGATACAATTAGTTAATATACTTGATTTGAAAGGAGAAACTATATTTGAGCACACAAAAGCATACTGAGTTTACAATTGAAGAAATAAAACAATACTTAGAAGAAATTAAAACTCTTGTAAAACAAGATAACTATACTATTTCAATAAATAAAAATAGACAAGAGAATATGGAATTTATTGATGATTATAGGATAAAACATAAAAAAGAAAAGGAAATGTTACTTAGTCTTGAATACAGCGATTTTTGTTATGCCGTAGATAATGTTAAGAAAAGTTTTTCGCATGAAAAATTGTATGTTTTTTGTAAAAGTTATAAACTAGACAATTGGGGAACCTATGAGGATGTTTGTGTGTATATTAAGTTGAATAAAACGCAATCAGAAGGAAAGGAATACTTGATTGTTGTTTCATTTCATAAATTGAACAAAGAAATTGTTTTTTGTTTTGAAAAGAATCAAAATTATTAGAGTTTTAAGGAGGATCTCTCTGAGGAGAGATAAAGAGATCTCTCTAAGGAGAGAATGGGGACTTGTTAAAAGGAGGCAGTTGTATGATGGGATTTTGTGAAAAATGCCATGGAGTGAAGGATTACCGGATTGAAATGGTAAAAAAGGAAAAAGATATTAAAGGTGAATTGATTAATTATATTGCTAAGGAGGCTTATTGCACAGATTGCGGAGAACAAATTTTTATTTCGAGCATCAGAGATTATAATTTAGATATGATGGATAAAGCCTATAGGGAAAAAGCGGAATTAATAACAATTGAAGAAATTGAAAAAATTTTAAAAATGTATAACATTGGGAAACGCCCATTATCTAAATTGCTTGGTTGGGGAGAAGTAACCCTAACTAGATATTTAGATGGAGATATTCCGACAAAACAATATTCAGAAAAGTTAAAAGAAATATTGGACAAACCAGAATATGTGGATGGTTTGTTAGAACGGAATCGAAATGATATATCAGAATCGACATATAAAAAATCTAAAGAGGCAATAAATGAATTATTTAAAAAAACATTAGAGTCAAAAACTAAATTAGATATGATTACTAGATACATTTTGAAGTTTAGTGATGATATTACACCATTAGCATTGCAGAAGTTATTATATTATGCGCAAGGTTTTTGTATTGCCTTATATGATGAATATTTATTTAATGATGATTGTGAAGCTTGGATTCATGGACCTGTATACAGAAATATATATTATAAATATATGGTGTATGGGCGTGATCAGATTGAAAAAACAGGAGAAGATTTTGAGTTTGATTTGTCACAAAATGAAGAAGAATTGCTAAATAGTATAATATCATATTTTGGATGCTATAGTGGTAAGATACTTGAAAGAATGACGCATATTGAAAGACCTTGGAGAGAAGCCAGGGATGGATTACATGATAAAGAAATTTCAAATGTAATTATTGTCAAAGATAGTATAAAGGAATATTTTACTAATATAAAAAATAAGTATAACATGTTGAATGTGTCAGATATTAAAGATTATAGTAGGGAATTATTTGGGAAATTAAGTTGTTAATAATACTGTATAAATTATTTTGGAAATATTATTTAATCAATTTTTTTTAGCATACGTCGGTTTTCTATTATTATTAAAAGTGTTTCATAGTATTTTAAGTTTATAAAAAAATAAAATTGAAAAAATGTCCGGTTTATAGCAGTTTTCGTGTCCTGTACATAGCAGTTTCAGGATGTTATACTTTTTACAATGGAAGAAATGTACTTGATAGAAGACATTGAATCCTCCTTATAATTAAAGACTATGGAACTACTTTGAGAAATATTTGAAGTAGAGACCATAGTCTTTTTATATATCATGGAAGGAAGGTGAGCATTGTGAAGTTATCATTAAAGCAGAAGGCATTTGCTGATTATTATATTGAACTTGGCAATGCCACTGAAGCTGCTAGGCGTGCAGGTTATAGTGAAAAGACAGCAAGGTTTATTGGAAAAGAAAACCTAACAAAACCTAACATTTCATCTTATATAGGTGAGCGCCTGAAGCTGATTGAAGATAAACGAATTGCAGATGCATCAGAAGTGCTGAAATACCTGACGAGTGTGTTGCGTGGAGAGTCGGAAGCTGTAATTGTAGTTGTCGAAGGCGAAGGCGACGGATGTTCTTCGGCAAGGAGGATAACAAAGGCTCCGGATGAAAAAGAAAGACTTAAGGCAGCAGAGCTTTTGGGGAAAAGGTATGGTATTTGGACAGAAAAGATTGATATTAATGATAATACCGAAGGCACTAAAAAGCTTAATTCAATTCTTGAGCAGCTGAAGGAGTGACAGCGGTGGGAGAACAATATCTATTATCTGACAAATATAAAGCATTCCTCAAGCACAATGCACCAGTCGAATTCCTTGAAGGCTCTACTGCTGCAGGAAAAACAACTGTCGGAGTTCTTAAGTTTATGTTCAAGGTGGCAAATAGCCCAAAGAAAATCCATATTATTTCCGGGCTTGACCTAGGCACAATTGAAAAGAATATAATTAATAAAGACCTAGGTATTTGCGATGTATTTGGTAATCTGGTTGAATACAACAGCAATGGTAAAGGACAGCATTCATTGCCACATATTTTGTACCACACGGCTAAAGGCGACAAAATAATATATGTACTAGGATATGACAACAAGACAAGATGGAAAAAGGCTCTCGGAGGCCAGTATGGTTGTCTTTACATAGATGAAATCAATATAGCCGATATGGAATATGTTAGAGAAGTATCAATGCGCTGTGATTATTTGATGGCAACACTCAATCCGGATGACCCAAACTTGCCTGTCTACAGTGAATATATTAACCACTGCAGGCCTTTGCCAGAATATAAAGATGATGCTCCAAAAGAAATTAATAAGATGTTAAATGAAGAGCCAAAGCCTGGATGGGTGCACTGGTTCTTTTCTTTTGAACATAATGCGGGATTAAGCGAAGAAAAGAAAAATCAAATCATAATGAATGTGCCAAAAGGAACAAAGCTCTATAAGAATAAAATACAAGGGCTCAGGGGCAGGGCAACGGGATTGATTTTTTCTAATTTCACTAGAGAAAAGAATGTGATTGGCAAAGAAAAGGCTAAGAATTACAAATATGTATTTTTTACTACAGGAGTAGATACTGCATATTCGCAGGAAAGCCCTGATACCTTTGCATTTATTTTTCAAGGAATTACAGAAGATGGGAAGTGTATCGTACTAGATGAAGAAGTGTACAACAATAAGGACTTGGAAATACCGCTTGCACCATCTGATATTGTACCAAGGCTGATTGCTTTCTTAGAGAGGAATCGTAAAGAATGGGGTTTTGCAAGAGACATATTTATTGATTCGGCAGACCAGGCAACAATAACAGAATTGAAGAAATATAAACGGGAGCATCCTTGTTTATATAACTTCTTAAATGCCTATAAGAAGATAACAATAATAGACCGTATTCATTTGCAGTTAGGTTGGATTAACTGTAGTGATAAGGTCTTTTATTATGTTGTGGATAGTTGTATTAATCATATTGGGGAGCTTGAATCTTACAGCTGGAAAGAAAGTAAGTATGAGCCGGAAGACGGTAGAGACCATACCATTAACGCATCACAGTATGCGTTTATCCCTTTTAAAAATAAAATAGGTATCGGAGGTGTATAGAATGAGTACAGTACATCTGGTAATAATATGTTTTACAGTAATGATTTGCATCGGGATGATTACAAATTCAATTGATAGGAGGGTGAGAAAGTAAATGAATTGGTTACAAAGAATGATAATTAAGTTACTTAAGATTACGCCTGCATTTGAAAAAGAAATAATCATCAAAGAACCATTAAGCTTTCAGGGCAATGTCATGAAGAACCAGATATTTTATCGTGGTGAGCCAAGTGAGATAGAGCAGTTTTTCAAGCAAATGGCCACAGACGAAGTATCAAAGGCTAGATTTTGGGCTTGTGTTCCTTATACCAGAGTAAGAAAAATTCATTCCGGTATAGTACAAATAGTAGTTGACCGATTTAAAGACATTGTTTTAGCTGATTTGGACAGCATAGATTTTGGTGAAGCAGGAGAAGAAAAACCGATTAAAGAACGATGGGAAGAAATCGCAAAGGATAACGATTTTGAAGAGATTATGGGTAAAGGAGTTCAGGGTGCACTATCTGCAGGTGACGGAGCTTTTAAAATATCAGTTGATGAAATTAGTCAGTATCCGGTAATTGAGTTTTATGAAGCTGATTCTGTGGAATTTAACTCAGTACGTGGCAGGATACAAGAAATACTTTTCTACACTTCATACTTCAAAAAAGACAAGGAGTACAGGCTCCAAGAAACTTATGGGAAAGGTTATGTAAAATATAAGCTTTATAACGATAAGGGTAATGAAGTTCCGATGAATACACTTGAAGAAACCATTAATTTAGTTGATGTAACATTTAATGGCAAGTTCATTATGGCAGAACCGCTTAAGATACATTCGTCTTCAAAGTGGAGAGATAGAGGAAAGGCATTATTTGATTCAAAGACAGATGATATTGATGCGCTTGATGAAGTCATAAGTCAATGGCTTGATGCCGTTAGATCAGGAAGAGTCAAAAGATACATACCTGAAGATTTAATACCTAGAGACCCAAACACTGGAGGTTTGCTAGAGCCTAATCCTTTTGATAACCAATTTGTAAAAGTAGGGTCAGGTTTATCTGAAGGCGAAAAGAATAAGATTGATGTATCTCAGCCAGACATCAACTTTGATGCTTATGTCAGTTCGTATGCAGGGTTTTTAGATTTAGTTCTACAGGGGATTATTTCACCTGCAACACTCGGGATAGACCTTAAGAAGACGGATAATGCTGAAAGTCAAAGGGAAAAAGAGAAAGTTACACTTTATACAAGGGGACAGATTATTAATGCTCTCAATAAGGTAATACCTAAAATGGCGGCAACCGTTATGATGGTTTATGATACAATGCAAGGCAAGGCTCCTGGAGATTATGAAGTTAGTATTAAGTTTGGGGAGTATGCAGCGCCTGGTTTTGAGAATGTAGTTGAGACCATTGGGAAAGCAAAAGCCTACAATATTATGAGCACTGAAAAATGTATTGAAGAGCTCTATGGCGATACAATGACCGATGAAGAAAAGGCAGAAGAAGTTAATCGTATTAAAGCAGAGAACAGTACCACGGTGTCAGAGCCACTAGTGAATACTGATATTGATTTAGAAGGTGATTCTAGTGAATGATTATGATATTGGCAGAATAATGCAGGCAATGGAAATTGAACTCATTAAATCCATGAAAAGAAACCTGGAAGTGCATGAGAATTGGGAAAAAGCTGAAGGGTTCAAATGGGAGCAGTGGCAAGCTAAAAAAATCAGGGAAATTAGAAAATACCGTTCACAGAACATGGCTATTATGACAAGCTATAGCAGGAAAATAGCCAAGGCTACAAAGGGAGACTTGAAAAGGCAGTATATAGAAGGTGGCAGAAAGGTTGACAAAGAAGTTAAAAGGGCAATAGATAAAGGCCTTAGCATGGTTAAAGGAACTCCTTCAGATGATTTCTTTCAGGGAGATAGTGAAAAGCTAGATAAGTTAATTAAGTCGATTAATAGCGACATGCAAAGCGCTCAGAATGCAGCACTCAGGAAGATGAACGATGTGTACAGAAGGACAATATTTCAAGCGGAGACATTCCTAGGGAGCGGTGCATATACTTTGAATCAAGCTGTTGATATGGCTGCGAAAGATTTTCTGTCAAATGGAATTAATTGTATAAGGTATGCTGACGGCAGATATATCAATATTGCATCATATTCAAGGATGGCAGTTAGAACTGCAAATAAACGAGTATTTCTTATGGGTGAAGGTGAAAGGCGGAAGGAATGGGGATTAAGCCTGGTGTTGATATCGCAATATACAGGGTGTTCTCCTTTATGCTTACCATGGCAAGGCAGAGTGTTTATTGATGATGTTTACAGCGGTGGAAAGATTGAAGATGGTGATTATCCAAGGCTTAGTACGGCAATAGAAGGAAGTCTTTTTCATCCTAATTGCAAGCACATATCAAGTACCTTTTTTGAAGGCATAAATGAAGAACCAGAGAAAATAAGAAAGGATGAGCTTGGAGAAGAATATGAAAAAGCTAAGCGTGAAGCTGAGATTAATCGTAATATTCAGAAGTATACACGGCTAGAGTCTGGAAGTTTGGATTCGGGTAATATTAAAAAATATGGAGAGCTAAAAAAGAAGTGGCAAAACGAGCTCAAAATCTTTAATTCTAAGAAGGAAGATGATATAATTAAGAAAGAGCTTAAGAAAGTTGGCATAATAGGTAAAATCACACTAAATCCTTTGATTCCTAATCTTGAGAAAACAACAATTGACGCCAAGCACATAAAGAAAAGAAACCATAAAGTTTCGTTTGAGGAAGCTGAAATTTTTATTAGGGAAGCTAAATTCACATCTACTAAATGGCGGGGAAAATTCATTAATTATTACGGTCATAAAGGTGCAGCATACATCAATACTGAAACGAATGAGATTAGAACAGCTTTTAAGGCAGATGAATATGATGACAAAATTAAAAAAGCACTGGAGGTGTTAAAGAAAAATGGACGATAACAATGTACAATGTCCGCTCGTTGATGAGCTGATAGATAATATCGATTGTATTGAAACTTCTGAGGCGGTCAAGGAGATACTAAAAGTTGAATCTGTCCCAGATGAGTTTAAGAAAAAACCAACATGGAAGGAAATATGCAAGAACTGTAAATATCATAATTATTAGTACCGCTGGATATGAAAAAGGCCAGTGGTATTTTTATTTATAGGCATCCATAAGGGTGTTTTTTTATTGCCGTCTTTTCAGTACCGCAGATGATAAAGAACGGGACGGATAGTACCGGATTGAACCGCGAAAAAACAATGTATTTGAAAGGATGATGCTTAAATGAAGGTATTAAACTTAATCGAAAAAAGATTTGGACGATTATTGGTAATAGCAAGGGTTGAAAACGATAAATTTGGGCACTCGAAATGGCTATGTAAGTGTGATTGTGGAAACGAGGTTGTTGTACTAGGAGATAATCTGAAAAAGACAAATCATAGTAAAAGTTGCGGGTGTTATCACAGAGAAAAAGCAAGAAAAGCAAATACTACGCATGGGTATACAAAAGGTCGAAACAGACCAAGGGTATATAGAGTTTGGCAGAATATGAAAACGAGATGCTACAATCCAGAATCAAAAGACGCTAAACTCTATAAGGAGCGCGGTATTATTGTTCACGAGGAATGGATTATGGATTTTGAAGCCTTTTATAAATACGTTGCACAACTTGAACATTTTAATGAGGAAGGTTATTCCTTAGATCGTATCGATTCAAATGGTAATTATGCACCAGGGAATTTAAGATGGGCTACAGCATTGGAACAAAGGCACAATCAAAGGAGGTGTGGTAAGGTAATCTAGTTAATGGATATCTGGCGGGTATTCTTTTTTTATGTCCTCGTACATGACGTAAAACTGACGCTTCAGCCAAGAAAAGGCGTAAAAAATCGTAGATGAAAGGATTGAAATTATGAAAAGAGAATTTTTAAAAGATTTAGGACTAGGAGATGATGCAATCGACCAAATTATGCGCGAGAACGGGATTGACATCGAAAAAGTTAAGAGTGAAAAAACTGTTCTGGATGGGCAAGTTAAGCAACTCGAAGCAACAATTGAGGCTAATAATAAAACGTTGGAAGATCTCAAAAAGTCTACCGGTGACGCTGAAACTCTTAAAAAAACAATTGAGACCTTACAGGCAGACAACAAGAAAGCTTCAGAAGAATATGAGACAACACTGAAGGACTTGAAACTTACCAATGCCATAAAAATTGCCTTAGCAGGCAAAGCACAGGACGAGGAACTGGTGGCGGGATTATTTGACAAGTCAAAGTTGATTCTAGGAGATGATGGAGCAATTACTGGGCTGGAGGAACAACTTAAATCCATTCAGGAAACAAAAACATTTTTGTTTAAGGCTCCGGAGCAATCAAAACAAGGGTTTGTACCAATTGGCGGCAATAACCCACAGAACAAAGATAACAATAATCAACAGCCAAGCTTGAAAGATGCTGTTGCAGCACACTTCCAAGCAGGCAACTAAGAAAGAGAGGATGATGAATTTATGGCAATTACATTATTAGAAGCTAAAAAGAATGTACAAGATGCATTACAAATGGGCGTTATTGATGAATTTAGAAAAGCAAGTTTTATTCTGGATAATATCAAATTTGATGATGCAGTATCACCAACAGGAGGAGGTGCAACATTAACTTATGGATATACTAGGCTAACTACACAGCCTACGGCAGGATTTAGAGCAATTAACGCTGAATATACACCATCAAATGTTGAGAAACAAAGACATACTGTTGACTTAAAAGTATTTGGTGGAGCATTTGAGATTGACAGAATTATTGCAAATATGGGCGGTATCGTATCAGAGGTACAACTCAATATTGAGCAAAAGGTTAAAGCTGCAAGGGCTTTATTTAATGATACTTTTATTAATGGAGATTCTGCAGTAGATGCAAATGCATTTGACGGACTTGAAAAAGCATTAACGGGTTCATCTACGGAGTTTGACCCTGGGACAGCAATTGACCTTTCTACAGCATCAGCAATTGATACCAATTATAAGTATTTTATTGATGTTTTAGATGAATTCTTGTTAGGTCTTGATGGGAAACCTGATTTTATTGGTGTTAATGCAAAGCTATTAGCTAAGCTTCGAGCTTGTGCAAGAAGAGTAGGAGCATATAATACCACGAAGAATGAGTGGGGACAAAATGTTGATTCCTATGATGGGATTATATTAGTTGATATGGGGACAAAAGCAGGCTCAAATACAAATGTTATTGGAACAGACGGAGCTACAGGGGTTACATCTTTATTTGCAGGAAGATTGGCAATGGATGGTATCCACGGAGTTTCTATGGCAGGGCAGTCTCCGGTTAACATTTGGTTGCCAAAATTCGACACAGCCGGCGCAGTTAAAAAAGGTGAGGTTGAAATGGTTGCAGCAATTGCACTTAAGGCTTCCAAAGCTGCAGGGGTAATGCGAAAAATTAAAGTTCAATAGGAGGTTTGAAATTAATGGCAAAAATTTTAGCACCGAATAAGCAATATACAGGCGTTTCGGCTGGAGTGGTTTTTGTAAATGGAGCAGGGGAAACAGATAACCCTGCTCTTATTATTTGGTTTAAGGAAAAAGGGTATATCGTGGAAACACAGGAAGACAGTGGTGGGGAAACAGAAATACCTGAAGCACAGGAAGACATAGCGCCAAAGGAAAAATCAAAAAGCCGAAGTAAAAAGGAGGACTAATTAATGGCATATGCTGCTAGTGAAACGATAAGCTCTGAGCTGCTAGAATTAGCTAGTAGCAAAATTGATGAGCTGACATTTAACCGCATAAAAGAAATTGGATTTGATAACCTGACTACATTTCAAAAAGAGAAAATTGTGGCAGCAACATTACTCCAGGCTAAATATTTTGATGATTATGGAACAGAAGCGGGTGCGATGAGTAGTTTTTCCCTTCCGGGTATCAGCATGAGTTTTAATGGAACATCCGAAATTCCGGCAGGAGTAAGTCAAGGAGCATATACTTTGCTTAAGCAAACGGTATTGATGAGCAGGAGGTGTGAATTATGGTAGACAAATTTCCTGTATTGCCGAAAAAGCTATTTAATCAAGAATGGACCATAACGGTGAACCAGGAAGGCATCAGCGAGTATGGAGAGCCTATGTCTGCAGCAACTATTACAGCTAAATGCTGGTTCAATGGAAAAGCCACTCAGGTGATGAATGCTGAGAAACAAATTATTCGCATTGAAGGGGCGCTTGTTGCTCAGGGTGATTTGTTTCCAACGCTTGAGCAGATTAGTACAGGTACAGCAGAAAAGTCCGGTAAGGCTTATAAAATATATAGATGCCAGCGTCCACTAAATCCTGATGGAGCCGTTTATGCTACTGTATTGGAGTTGATGTAATGAGGGTAAAAGTAACAATGAATAATGCTGCAGTAAGAAAATTACAGCAGGCACAAATTATTGCTATTGAGCAGACGGCTGATGCAGTCAAGACTGATGTTATAGCAAAAAATGTTATGCCATTTGATGTAGGTATAATGCAAGATGATTCAACAACAATTGATACAACTAAATCTAAACAAGGCAAAGTATCAATTTCAACAGATACACCTTATGCTAGAAGATTATATTTTCATCCAGAATATAATTTTAACAGGGATGAGAATCCAAATGCAAAAGGAAGGTGGTTTGATGATTGGATAGATGGTCAACACAGAGGATTTGCCATCAAAGCATTTAAAAAAATTTATAAGAGACTAACGGGGGTGTAATATGTTGCTTTTAAAGGATGTTCAAGAGTGGCTGAAACCTCAGATATCAGGCATAACAGCAGCTTATATAGGTAAAACTGATCCATTAAAAGAAAAAGTTATCTGTATATACGGAAGGGCTAATTCTACAAACAATTTTGCCATAGGTGGACAGGACAATACATCTTATGGAATTAAAAAAATTAGTGTTTTAGTTCAATGGTCCAAGAATTGTGATATAGCTGAGCAGAAAGCTCAAAGCATTTATGAAATACTAAAAGGCACTCAAGCCATAATTGGCGGTAAAGAGTGCTTTATTAATGTCTTAAATGATGAACCGGTACTCATTGGAACAAATGACAATGATATCTTCGAGTATGTAATTGATACAAAAATAACTTATAAGAAAGGGTGATAAATATGCTTAAAATGAATCTGCAGTTTTTTGCAGAGAGCGGAGTTAATCCTGTAAATGAAATAACATTTGGGGTTAACATGGCAGGGAGGACAGGCACAGTATTTACTGTGGTTAAGGATGCCGAATCGCTAAGTATTGGAATTGACGGGAATATTGAAGAATGGAATGCAATGGATCAGGAAGGCTGGGGTCGAAGATTAATGACAGCAAAATCACTTTCTATATCTATGGGAGGCAAAAGGAATTACGGCGATCTCGGGAATGATTTTGTCGCTGGATTGGCATGGAAAAATGGTCAAGAATGTAATAGCCAAATGAAAATTACATTTCCAGATGGAGGAGTGTTGAATTTTGATTGCGTCATCAATGTAACCTCAATGGGGGGCGACTCAACATCAATAGATGCGCTCGAGTGGGAAGCCTTATCTGATGGAAAGCCAACATATACACCAGCAGCACCATAATACTAAGGAGCAGGATAAAACCCTGCTCCAATTTTATTGAATGAAAGGAGACATACTAATGTCCAATATTATAGATATTTCTTCAAAGATTACTAACCAGCTACCTATTGTAAAAATAACAGACAGTATCGTAGCAACAGTGAACAATCGTAAAAGTACAATTTTAAATATGCAGCTAATGATTAAAGAACAGGAAAAAAAGTCAAAGAAAAACAATGAAGAATATGATGAGCTAGCATTCATGGAAAAAGTTATTGCTATGTTGACCAGCAAGGCACTGGTTGATTCGATTAATGAATTAGATTTACCGCTCCCTGAATACAAGATGGTTTATCATGCGATTATGGCAGCGGCTACAGGTCAGTCGCTTGAGGAAGTTGAGGAATCGGAAAAACGATTTCAAGGCTAATGAAGTTTATTATGATTTGTTTGATGACTGGGAACTTATTGAAGCAAGCTTCTTAAAACAGTATGGAGTAAGGCTGAGATTGGATGATGATATGTCATGGGATGAATTTACGTCTCTTCTTAAGGGTATGATGCCCGATACTCCACTTGGAAGCATTGTTAGCATCAGAGCAGAAAAAGACTCCAAAGTAATTAAGGACTTCACAAAGGACCAGAGAAGAATTAGAAATGAGTGGATATTGAAGAGAAACAGGAAATTGAAAGAAAATCCGGAGGCATATAAAGCATATTTGGATGGATTTCAGGCATTTTGCAAAACAGCATTTGGTGAAAATAAATAGAGAGGAGGATGAAACGTATGTCTGTGAACGTAGGAACAATTGACCTTGGGCTAGATATCAATCGAAATTCTTTTAACCAACAGCTTAAAGGGATTTCAAGCGGAGCTGAAAGAAGTGTGAAGGGTGCTTTTGGCGGACTTGGAAATAAGATAGGAATTGTCATGGGAATAGCAGCTATGACTGCATTTGCAAAATCTTGTCTTGATTTGGGAAGTGATTTAACGGAAGTTCAGAACGTTGTTGATACCGTATTCCCAAGTATTAATAATCAAGTAAATAACTTTGCATCAAATGCTATGGAACAATTTGGATTGTCTGAAACAGTTGCAAAAAAGTACATGGGAACCCTAGGAGCAATGTCTAAGTCTATGGGATTTACAGAGGAACAATCATATAAAATGGCAGAAGCTGTTGCTGGATTGTCAGGAGATGTAGCATCGTTTTATAATATGTCTTCAGATGAAGCCTATACAAAGCTTAAGTCTATATGGACCGGTGAGACTGAAAGTTTGAAAGAGCTTGGTGTAATTATGACACAAGCAAATTTAGATCAGTATGCATTAAATAACGGGTTTGGAAAGACAACAAGAGCAATGACTGAACAAGAAAAAGCAATGTTGAGATATAAGTATGTAATGGCTAGCCTTTCTGCAGCACAGGGAGATTTTGCAAAAACGAGTGACTCATGGGCAAACCAGACGAGAGTTCTTGCATTGAATCTTGAAAGTTTAAAAGCAACCATAGGACAAGGATTAATAAATATGTTGACCCCAGTTGTAAAAGGTTTAAATTTTCTTATTCAGAAATTGCAGATTGCGGCACAATACTTCAAGGCATTTACAGAACTAATATTTGGTGTTCAGAAACCAGTAGGGCAAACCAAAGCAAACACGGAAGAGCTTGCAAACTCTTTAGGGGGTTCAGGAGGTGTAGCACAATCAGCTAAGAAAGCAGGAAAAGCTATCAAAGGTTCTTTATCATCTTTTGATCAGTTAAATGTAATATCTAAGGGTGCCTCTGAGAGCATGGATGACTTGGCTGGCGGAGTTGGAGGGGTTGGCAATGTTGATTTGGGAACCCTTTCCACTGAAAAATCTGTGGGGTCAATAGATAAAATTTCAGAGTCTCTTGAAAAACTTAGAAATTCCCCATTATTTAAACCTCTTACAGAGTCTATGGAAATTTTTAAAGGGTCTTGGAAAGACTTAGGTGTAGCAATGGAGCCTGTGATGCAAAATCTTAGTAAATGGGTGAATGAAAAACTTATTCCAGGGAAATTAGGAATGTTAGCAGGACAAATTCAAACAGTATCAGGGGCAATGCAACTCTTTTCTAGTATTCTCAAGAAAGACTTCAACAATATGGGGTGGCTTGAAACCTCAATTGGGGGCATAACAAAGTGGACATCAGGATTCCTAAAACTCTATGCACCGGAATTTATTTCAAAAGCTTTCGACGGGTTTGTTCTAAAATATGGCACAATGTGGCAGCAGTGTAGACAAAAACTGAAAGAACATGGTGACCCGACTAAACTAGAGTTCACTGACCTTTTAGATTTTTACAAAGAGGAATTTAAGAAAAGATTAGAGAATGCGTTACCTGAATCATTTAAGACTTTATGGACAAAAATAGCGACAGATATGCCAACGCATGTGGGCACAATTATCGGAAAAGCAAACACTGAGTTTGAAAGATTAGGGAAAGAAATTAAAACCTTCATTGAACCTTTTAAAGGTTATTTTTCTGAGGTGTTTTTAGCTATAAATAATAAGTTGCCCGTTGACATCATTAAGTTAAAGAACACAATCGATACAAAGTTTACAGAATTACGAACTTCAGCAATAACAAATTTACGACAGTTACCGGGTGCAATTAGCACCATTTGGACATCATTGACTACTAAAGCTGGGACAGACTTTAATCCTTTTAAGGCAAAATTGAAAAGTGTTTGGGATTCTGTAGGTGTGGTTGCCAAAGCATCTTGGAAAGGGACAGCAAACATTATTATAGGAGGTTTCAATAATATCATCAAAGCTCTTAATATCTTTGTGGCACACTGGAACAACATAAAGATTAAAGTGCCGGATATTAATGTCTTTGGTAAAACCATTAAAGGTTTTACGACAGGGGTTCCTCAATTAAATCCTATCCAAGACTTAAAGTATTTAGCCAACGGTGGCTTAGCATCAGCACCAACGCTGGCTGTGGTGGGGGATAATAAGAATGCAAGAAATGACCCGGAAGTTATTGCACCTCTTTCGAAGTTACAGGGAATGATAGGTTCAGGAAGTAATGAAGCCACGATATCCGTGTTAAGGGCTATTCTTGAGGCAGTTAAAGGCAATCAAGGGGATACCGTAATTAAGTTAAATGAAACAGAGTTCGGAAGAGCCACGATTAAAGCAATAAACAATTATCAAAGACAAACTGGGCAGACGTTGGTGATTATTTAGGAGGTGACAAGAATGGTTATAAAAATAGGAGGAGTAACCCTTCCTGAAAGCCCTACAGAGTTCACCGTGACATTATTAGACATAGATGATGACAGTTCGGTAAGGACAGCAGACGGGACGTTAACCAGGGACAGAATAGCTGTAAAAAGACAAATTGAAATGTCATGGGGTATTATTAAGTGGAGTTCATTATCTGCAATAATGCAACAACTTTCGCCAGTATTTTTTAGTGTGTATTATCCAGACCCGTTAACAGGAACCTATCAAACAAAAACATTTTATGTAGGCAACAGGCCTTGCCCTGCTGCACTCTCCCAAGATGGGGAGATATTTTGGAAAGATTTAAAAGTTACGCTAACAGAGCAATAAGGAGGCAACAAGAATGAAAAGTGCGTCTACGCTATTTAAACAATATTCTGTTGCCCCTGACAGAACAATAGAAGTTAAAGCTGTCGTGGGAGTTACAGAATATACAAATGACAGTATAGTAGAATTTATAATTGATGAAAGCTCTATAGTTTCGGATGAATTTACTATTGGAACAGTTATATCTTCAAAGATGATAGCTAAGCTAAAAACAGCAGATGTTTTACCTGCAAATGCTAAAATTCAAATGTATTTAAGAATGTTAGGAATAAGCGGTTATACTGAATGGCTACCGATAGGAGTATTTTATATTGACAACAGGACATATCAAAATGACCTATGGAGTTTTGAATGCTTTGACAAGTTAATTACGACAAATCAGCTATTTGTTTCAGGGTTAACTTATCCCGAGACCATGCAAAATGTATGGAATGAGTTGATGACACAACTAACCTTTAACTGTGATTCAAGTGTAATTATTGACCCAACTCATATGATTCCTTACAAGGATGAAGATATCACGATGAGGGACATGATGGCTTATATTGCAATGGCACAAGGAGCATCTGTAAGACTTACAGGGGATGAAAATATTTGCTTTATTAATATCCCGACTGCAAACACCGAGGTGATTTTGCCCTCAGAATATGTAAGCTGTGTAGAGACAAATCCTTTGAAAAGCTATACAAAGATAATATTAACTTACAACAGCGATGGTGAAACAATAACAGAAGGGACAGGGACAGTTGAGCAAACTCTAAGCATATACAATCCATTTATGACAGAGGCAATGTTAAAAGCTTTATTGACAAAGATTTCAACTTTCTCTTATATTCCCTTTGAAATGTCTTGGAAGCACCGTCCCTATTTAGATGTAGGGGATTATGTAAAAATAAGACGTACTGATGCAACAGAGTTTGCAACGGTTTTACTACAAAACACAATAACCTACAAAGGCGGGTTAAAGGCATCTTCAAAAGCTCCTTCTGTGTCGGCACAAAAGTCTGAATTCAATTATGTTGGACGATTAGCTAAAATAATTAAAGAAAGCTCAGGCGGGATACAAGAAGATGAACCTTATTTCGGGGTTACTATTGGAAGAGCTAATGGCTTGAAAATTGAAAAGTCAGATAATTCTTCTCAGACAATTATCAACTCGGATACTTGGCAAGCATCTATGAACGGTGTTAGAAAACTGTGGATGGATTTTGCAACAGGTAAGATGGTATTTGATGGAGATTTAAGTGCTAATCTTATTAATGCATTGTCAGCAATAATTACTCCTAACCTGTATGCGGGCAAAGCAACAATTGCAGAATTGACGGTTGACCAGTTAGATACATCCACGAAAGTACAGAATTATCTATCATCGCTGAAGACTGATGTTAACTACATTAGAATTAAAAATCAGTATGTAGAATTTATTACTGCCGAATATGTAGGTGATATAGGGGGCGTAGCCCAAACAGAACAAGCAGTCAACAGGGATAATGCACCTCTGTACTGGACGGATGAAACGCAAACGGCAAGCACGACAGAAGAAACCGCATGGGAAGTTACAGTTTATCAATATGCCGAAATGGTTAAAATGTCCTATGCCTTTGAGGAAGTTGACGGAGTATATAGACCCCATATGGTTCTTGGTACAGGATGGGGTGATGAAACATATCCTGAGAGGGGTAAATTTTTTATTGATAAGGACTTAGATGGAGGACTGCTTAAGTACATTACAAGTGCAGGAGTTGAGCATAGCATCCATATTGGTGAGGATGGAATCCTATTTGGCGGACAAGATAAGCTGTCACAACTTGATTTTTATGCAAACGGTTTTATTGCAAATTATGGCAATGAGACGGTTGGGTATCGTTGGACAAAAGATGTAAATGGTAGAATAACTAACCTTGAAGACATTTATGATGGTTATGATGTCACTGTTAACTGGAATGGAGGTAATATATAAATGAGCGATATAGATTTTCAAAACGGCTTTTTATGTGGTATGGCAACAAAAGGACTGGTTAAAAATGTAGGAACAAGAAATGCAACAGAAGAGCTAGAGCTTGTATCTTTGACATATGATGCTATTGAATTTATTGATACCACATTGGAATTGGAGGTGTTGACCCTTGTATAGTGAAGTAACGATTGTAGCAGGAAGTGATGGAGGAGTTTCTAGTCTTGCTAGTGCCTTTGTAGGAACAGGACTTTTTTCAGAGGAAAGCCGCAGTGGGACAGGAACAGGTACAGTTGTGTGGTTACAGTATCGAGGGAGCACAGACTTTTATTTAAAAGTTTATAATTCCACTTATGTATACGCAAAGGTTTATAAAGCGGACAAGACAACAGCAATTACATCACTGTCTTATAGAATGTCAACAGGGTCTCCTGTAAAAATTTATACAAATGGCTATAGTGTTTGTATTATGTGTAAGGATTCTTATAATTTGTGTGTAACTGGCTTTACCCATGGAACGACAAAATATCTAGGGGAAGGAATGCTCTTCTATGATGGTACAGAGACTTGGTATGCTGATTATTCATGGGATGAGTATGTTCAAAAAACAGTATCAGGGAAAACGATACTTTCTCCAGTACACCTTATGAATTCTGCTACAAATCTTTTGCAAGACACAGCAGTGGACTGCCTTAGATACTTTTCGAATCCTGATGGATTTTCAGGCAACGCTCCTATTACTGATGGCACAAGTTACTATTCAAAAATGTTTAGTAGCAATACATCTGATACAGCAGATTGTCTATTCAAGTATACGCTTACATAATAAATGGAAGGAGGAACTTATGGCAGATATAAATGGTTTAGAAAAAAGACAGGCTGCTCTTGTAGCCAATAACGTGACAAAAATTTTATTAAGCCCTTGGGACTATGCATTGGCAGGAGTACAAAACATTAATTTAGCTGTTATGGGTACAGGAAAAGTATGCTACAAAATCAATTCTCTGGTAACTGGAACCAATGATGATACGGCCAATTTCATCAATGCAGATATGCCGGCAGTATCGATTAAAAAACCGTATGAAATCCAGTACATAACAGTTGTAGCAGATACAAATGTTACAATTCAGTGGGATTATAATTAGAAGGGAGGCGATATAATGTGGGTTCCAAACAGCAATCTACAAATAACGGATATTAAGAATAAAATAATGTGTGATTTTATGTATCCGACAGCATCGCAAAAAGAATGGCAAGGTTCAGCTATTTCGGGAGGACAGATTTTATCAGCAGTAGCATCTGTTGGACATCCGGGAGTTAGCAGCTTTAACTCTGTAGCAACTGCAGATAGCGGATATCGTATGACGACTGCAACAACTGTGTTTTTGTTATCGGGTAGTGAAAAAACAACAACTATATTTAAAACTCCGGTCACATTTACAGGAACGACAACAAGAATAGGTTTTTTGGATAATATTTCTTCTGCAGCACCGACAGACGGGTGCTATTTCAATTTAATTGAAAATATATTAACAGGAAATACCTCGAGAGCAGGGGCTAACTCTGTAACAAACACAACATTCACCCTTGCAGCAGACACTTGGTATAGATTTGTTATCGAGCTGAATAGTGATGCAACGGCGGTTACATTTACTCTTTACGGAGATGACAGCGACGTAGTTTTATTCCAGGCAACATTAACAACTAACGTGCCGGTAGGTGCGGGGAAACATACAGGACAAGGGATTGTGTCAACAAACTCAGGCACGACGGCAGTATTACTAGGGACTTTGGATTACATGGATTTTGTTATTTTAAAGGCGAGGAGGGTTTGATAATGCGAATATTTTTTTATGATAACAACTATCGTTATATTGGGAGCCGGGAATTAATTGAAGGAGAAGAAATACCCAATAATGCAACTATAAGTGAAGTTATTTTGCAAGACGGTGAAGAAGCCTATTATGAAAATGGTGCATGGATTATTCATGATATTGTAGCAATCGAAATGAGTGAAAATTAAAACTTACTATTATGAAGGGAGACGGCATATGGATGACAAACTATGCGAAACAATAAGAAAAAATTTCAATGAAAAGCTAGAGGTGCATGAAAGAAGAATTAACGCACATTCTGAAAAGCTTGATAGAATTGAAATATTTTCATCTCGGCTAGAAGAAAGGCTGGATCACTTAGTTAAACAACTTGGAAGCTTAAATACAATCATGAAATGGTTTATCGGTGTAATGATTGGTTCATTTATAAGCTTCTTTTTTTATGCAGCACAAAGAGGACTTATTGGATAGAGGTGATAGTATGAGTAAAAATAAGTTTTCAAAAGGGTTGATTGTACTAATTGTTCTTTCCAATATGGTTGCTGCGGGCATTAGTTTTTGGTTATTTGCAAAGACAGGAGGAGAGCCTGTGGCAACTCTTGGGGTTTGGTTTGGATTCTCAACAGGAGAATTGTGGATAATGGCAACGGTAAAAAAAGCAAAAATTAAAAATTCAAAGGAAGGTGCAGGTAATGATGAAAATTAACTGGAAACAAAAATTGACGAGTAGAAAGTTTTGGGCAGCTGTAACCGGATTTGCAGTAGCCATTATGGCTATATTCAATGTTGATACTCTTACTGTGGAAAAGGTAGTTGCCTTAATCTCGGCAGAAGCAACCTTGATTGCATACATAATTGGTGAAGGATTAGTGGATGCAGCACGAATAGGGGGCGAATAAA